AGGTTTCTGAAGACGGCTCTGTTGGAGGTTCTTTAGATGGCTCTGAAGACTGGGGCGGTGCTTATGATAGCGGTGCTGACGGTTACTTATAGAATTGACGGTGGGGACTCCAGCAACAGTGCGGGTGACTCACAAGGCGGTGAAAGTGGCATCGGTTCTGGTTCATTCGATGATGGTGGTCAGGATGCTAGTGGTTATGGCGGTTTCGGATTTTAATTTAAAGATTGGTAATCACTGATGTCTGGACTGCTTGATCTGTTTGATCCCAACGTGCGACGTTTGGGACTGCTGCCGTATCCGCAAGGGTCTTTGTCGGGGCAGAAAGGTCCGGTCGAGTGGAGTAATTGGGTTGCGCCTCAAGGAGCGGGCGCTCCGTTTGGCTCTTTGCGTTCGTATGAACCCGGTCGTATGGAACGGGCCATAAATTTTTTAGGGGGGCTACTGGGTGATGATCGACGTAGTCACAGGACGGCTCGAAAGGTAAAGTCTTTACTGGATTGGGTGCCGGTCGTGGGGGATACCCAGGCAGCGGTTGAAGCATTGGATGCATACGACAAAGAAGAGTATATAAAGAGCGGGCTGCTTAGTGGCGCGGCGGTTTTGGGTATTATGCCTGTTGTCGGTGATATACCCGCTAATATGGTGAGGCAGGCTGTTAAGGCAATACCCCCGTCTCAAGGAATAGCCATCAGAGAGGCTACAACAGCGCAGACCCTTGTTCCGAAATCGATGACAGATGCACCGGATTTACGCATTATGTCACAGGATGAAGCAATCAAACAAGCGCGTACCGAGGCACATCTTATTCAGGGCAAGGATGGACAGTTTGTCGGTGGACCGCGTGGTGCGGTTTCTATGGGAGATATAGTTTCAGCGCGTAAAGCCTTTGATGAAGATGTCGCCGAGGGGTTGATGGGTGCCGATTGGTACACACGCGGGAGAAGGTTCAACGTAATATCTCAGCCGTCTGCGGCGGCGGCTTCTAGGGCTGCAATTGAACAGGCCCGTTGGTCACCTCAATCAGACCCTGACCCTAATCTTAATTGGGCAATTCATGCGCGTACCGGCATGGAATCTGGTGACATGCCCAGACTTCTCCGTACCGGGAAGCAAGTAGAGTCGCATTTGGTTGATAAGCCGTTAGGGCGTAAAACGAGTATTTACGGCCAGCACCTAGACCCAAGCAGACCACATGCGACAACTGGCACCAATGATATATGGCACGCCCGCGCATTTGGATTTAAGGGAGATAAGGGTAAAGAATTTGACCGAGCGCTTTCTGACCAGGAGCATCGTTTTCTGGATTATGAAACAATGCTTGCGGTAGACCGAGCGAACAGAAGGAGACTTGGGGGGAGGAATGATTGGGATGGTGCGGAAATACAGGCCGCTGCATGGGTTGCGAAGAAGGGGCGTAAAGTTGCGAAAGATCGTAATCTCACTGTGGCCGAAGGCATTGCGGAAGCGCGTAAGAGTTACCCAGAATATGCAAGCAAGTATACTGTAAGTGTGCCGCATGAACAAATCCCTGGAAAATCAACGGGTATTCTGCCGGGTCTTTTAGACGCCCCGTATGAAACAAAGGCAGCATTCTCTAGAGATGCGCAGTGGTCAGGCGGGCAGAGTGGGAGAAGACACGGTGCTGATGTATTGTCGAGTGATATATTCGGCGGCTATACACTGCCCTCGCAGAAGGGCGTCGGTGTTTATCGCAATGTTGCTGGGGGCGTTGAATATAACCCGGTCACTGTTGGTCGTCAGATGGTGCCTTTTGAATCATCGGGTGCCAAGCGGTATATCTCTAGACATGCTAAAGAGGGTTTAGACGCGCAACAGGCAGTTCGCGGTCTTTTGGATATGCAGGAAGGCTCTTCCTGGGGTAAGGTAATTACGCATTCCTCTGGGCCGTTTACAGCGTTCAATTTAAATGTTGCCAAGTCTCCGACCAAGTCGCAAATGAAACGCGCTTTGGAGATTTCCCAAAAGCATAATATAGAAGTTATTGCCAACAAAGATGGTGGGCTGGCGTTTGCTATGATGCACAATGATGATCTTTGGAAGTCTTCACCGAGTCTTTATAAAAAAACGCCAACCGGGCGTGTCAGTAAGCGCCTTGATGAAAAAGCAGTCGCCAGACATCTAAATAAGTTACTAAAGGGTGATCTGGGCAATGAATTAAGCGCGGTATTCAAGGGTGCCGAATTTGAGCGTGGTATCTGGAGCGGCGGCTATATTGATCTAAGCGAGGAGCTTGCCCTTAAAAGTGCTGGAAAAGGACTTGGCACAAAAGCGGTTTTAGACCAGTTGGGCAGTTTGAGAAAAAATGCGCCAGGGTTTTATGAGAATCTAGTAAATAGTAAAGGTGTGCAGATCAAAGCTCAAAAAAACCTAGCGCGTTATCAGAAGTGGCTTGGCAAACTCGGTGATAAACAGCGTGATGATTATGTCAAGCTGCTGGAGATTGTAGGCAAAGACAAGCTGAAGGGTTTAGTCAATTACGTTAAGAAGTACGGCGCGGCTGGCCTTCCGGCAATTGCCGCCGTCGCAATTTCTTCAAGTCTTCGGGATGTACGTTCCGGTAGAAAGTCGGGTCTAGGGGAAGATCGTACCTAAAATACAATTGAGTATAAGAACCATTGTTTAGTTTGATTCGTATATCACAGCCTGGAACGGTTGTATCGTGAGGGTCTTTCCACCCGGCACGGCGAAGTGCTTCAAATGTTGCTCTGGGACTAACAAAAGCCATAAGGGATTCCTCTCTTTAGTGCTTTAGCCGGGGTGGCTGGGCGCACAAGCTGAAAATCAAATGCCCGAACTGAGATTTTAACAAATCATTATATAAATTTCAAGGGGTCGAGACAAGGATTCGACAATCGCTTAAACCGCGCAAGCGAAGCGGTTGGACTCCGGGGCAGAACCGGGCGGCTTCACCAAAATTAACAAGATGGTAAAAATGAACGATTCTGATTTTCACTCACTTGTTCGCAATGAGATCGAACAAGCGGTAAATTTTCACGACAGTGAATATGCCGCAGACCGCATTGAGGCGTTGGATTATTATTTGGGCAATCCGTTGGGCAACGAGATCGACGGGCGTTCAAAGCTGGTGCAAACAGAAGTCAGCGACGTAATTGAATCGATCAAGCCGTCGCTGCTGAAAATATTCACGGCGACGGATGACTTTGTCAAATTTGAGCCGCGTGGGCCGGAGGATGTAGAGGCCGCAAAACAGGCGACTGAATATGTCAACTATATTCTGAATGCCGACAATGAGGGTTTCACGATTCTGGCGAACTGGTTTACCGATGCTCTGCTTTTCAAAATGGGCGTGGTCAAACACGTCTTCGATGAGAGCAAAGCGGTTGCCGAAGATGTTTATGAAGGTTTGACCGGAGATGAACTGACGCTGCTGTTGTCCGATGATGAAGTCGATGTTGTCGAACAAGAGGAAGTTGAATATGGCGAAGAAGTTATCTCGCAGGACGGCTCGATTACGCCGCCGCCAATTGTCTACAACGTCCGCGTCCGCAAAACTCATCGAGACGGTCGAATCAGAATCGAAAACGTCCCGCCGGAAGAATTTCTCTTCAACCAAAAAGCCAAGAGCCTAGATGATTGTCGGTTTGTTGCCCACCGCACAACGATGACGGTCAGCGATCTGGTTTCTCTGGGCTATGACCGAAATGTTGTTGAAAGCCATGTCGGCGCGTCTGAACTCGACATGCTCAACGAAAAGCAACAGCGTTTTGAGACTTTGGAGAGCAGCGCCGAGAATACAACCAGTGATATTAGTCAGCGTGATGTGCTGGTAACAGAGGCTTATATTAAGGCCGATTATGATGATGACGGCATATCCGAAATCCGCCGCGTTGTCGCTTTAGGCTCAAGCTATGAGGTCGTCGATAACGAGTCGTACCACATGATGCCGTTTTCTGTGATCTCTCCGATCTTGATGCCGCACCGCATGGTCGGGCGATCCATCGCCGAAATGTTGATTGATCTGCAACAGTCGAAAACTGCAATTGTTCGGCAGCTTCACGACAATATCTATTTTCAGAATAATGCCAGGGTTGGGGCAGTCGAGGGTCAGGTTAATCTCGATGATTTGATGTCCAATCGTCCAGGCGGAATTGTTCGCATGAGAGCGCCGGGAATGGTTCAGCCACTGGTGCCGCCGCCGGTTGCCGACTCTGCATTTCCGTTACTGGCCTACATGGATCAAGTGCGCGAGATGCGTACCGGCATTTCGAAGGCTTCGCTTGGCCTCGATCCAGACGCGCTACAATCCGCGACCGCTTCTGCCGTCAGCGCGACAGTAAGCGCAGCGCAAAGCAAGATTGAAATGATTGCGCGGACGTTTGCGGAGACGGGCGTTAAGCGTTTGATGAAATGCATCTTGCAGCTAGTGCAAAAGCATCAACAACAGCCGCGAATTATCAGACTGCGAAACAAGTTCGTAACGATGGACCCGGCTGCCTGGGAAAATGAATTTGACATCATCGTCAATGTTGGCCTGGGCAATAGCGATCAGGCGCAACGCGCAGCCGCGCTTGCACAGATTGCGTCGAAACAAGAACAGATTTTATTGCAAATGGGCATTGATAATCCTCTCTGTTCGCTGGCTCAATATCGCAACACCCTGGTCAAGATGCTGGAGTCGTCTGGGTTTAAAAACGGCGGTGATTTCTTCCTCGACCCGGCCAACCTACCGCCAGACGTGCAGCAACGATTCCAACAGAAGATGGCGCAAGCCGGTCAGGGTGACAACGCTGTCGAGCGCATGAAGGTCGAAGCTGAGATTGCTCTGGCTAGAGAAAAAATGATGGCTGAGCTTCAATTGAAGCGCGAGGAGTTGGAAATGAAAATGGCAATCCGCAAGCAGGAAATGGAATTTGAGGCGCAGCTTAGAGGTCTTGAAGCGGCCACCGGCGCAAATATCAGCACCAACATTCCGAGGGTATGATGTACGATTTAGAGGACGAAGTTGCAAAGGGTAACAAAGCCGCCGAGGTTGTGCGGAATGAAGAATTTCAAAACGCCTTTGAGGCGTTGGAAGAATATTATTTAGAGCAATGGAAGCGCTCCGAGCCGGAAGACGTGGCATTACGCGAGCGCTTATACATTGCCGCTGGCACACTGCACCACATCAGGTTGCATCTAGAATCTTTGATGATGACGGGCAAGATGGCCAGCGAACAAATTGAAGCGGGGAGCGCTAAAATCCCGCTGCACTGATCTTGTCCATCGGACATGATGACCAAGCCCATTCGGGCAGTCTAATATAGTGGAGAATTATTATGGAAGAAGCAGCCCCTGACACAGGGACTTCTCGCTTGTCAACTGCTGATGCGGTTGATGTCCTTCTTTCAGCAACAGCACCGGAAACGGAAAAAGCTGACGCTGGCGAAGAGAAACAGACTCAAGAACAATTGGTTGAAAATGAACCCATTGTTGAAGAGTCTGACGCCGAAGCCGATGAGGTGGAGGTCGAAACCGTTGACGCTGACGACGAGGCAGAGGAAATCGATGACGATGAATCCGAAGCCGATGTCGAGGAAGAAACGGAAGACGTAGTCCAAGACGACGCAGAACAAACCTACGCAGTCCGCGTGGGCGAGGAAGAGTTCGATGTCCCATTATCGGAATTGACAAACTCGTATATGCGGCAGTCAGACTACACACGGAAGACACAGCAAGTCGCCGAGGCGCGTAAAACAGCCGAAGCGGAACTGGAAGCCGTGCAAGGCGAGCGCTTGCGCTACGCCGACCAGTTGAATGCTTTAGGTCAAGCACTCAGTCAACAGGAACCGACTCAAGAATTTTGGGATGAATTATATACCTCCGATCCCTTAGAATACACCCGCCAGCGTGATCTGGCGCGGGATAGGAAGGAAGCCGTCGAGCAAGTTCAGGCTGAACAGGTAAGAGTTCAGCAAGAGCAAATGGCTCAAACTCAAGTCGCCGCGCAAAAGCGGTTGGCGGAAGAGCAAGAGCGATTGACGGAATTGATTCCAGAATGGATCGATCAAACATTAGCACAGACGGAAAAATCAGCGGTTGTGACATACGCGCAGCGAAAAGGTTACACACCTGACGAATTGCAAAACGTCTCTGACTCCCGTGCGGTTATGATGATCCGAAAGGCGATGCTCTATGACGAGCTTATGGATGGAAAGCCAGCCGCTCAGAAAAAGACTCGCAAGGCTCCTAAGATGACCAAGAGTGGTCAGCCGAAAAGCAATCGACAATCCAATCAACGGCGAAAGCAAAAAGCTCTCGCTAATGTCAGCAACAAGAAGGGACGGGCGGCGATGGACGCTGCCGTGGACTTTCTGTTAACTTAATAGGAGACTAACATGGCAACCTGGGCAACCAGTACAGCCATTGGAGAACGGGAAGATTTGGTTGATGTAATCACCAGAATTGATCCCGACGATACGCCGATATTTTCCAATGCCAAATTGACGACCACAAAAGGCGTATTTCACGAGTGGCAAGTACAAGAACTGACCGCTGCCGTTGACACGAATTATGTTAACGAGGGAGCGGACTGGTCCTATGTTAATCCGAGCGCAACTACACGTCTCGGAAATTACCACCAAATAAGCGCACAAGCCGCCCAAGTCAGTAAGACGTTGGAGGTTGTCGATAAAGCGGGTCGCGATAAGGAAGCGGCTTATGTCAAAATTTTAAAAGGCATTAACTACGAGTTCAGTGCCGCCGCTTAGTAATAAGCGGGCAATAACTGGGTGAATTGCTGGGAAGTCTGGCAACAGATAATCAGCAGCGAAGCCTCGCAAGAGGAACGTCCAACGACTATTCCGAAAGGAAGTAGGAACCAAGTGGTTCCGAAGCGCCCAGCCCCTTAAAAAAGGGTGATGAGATAGTCTCATCTGCACAGGTTGAAAAGCAATGTGCAGCAGCCGGAAGGCGGGTT